TCCCCTGAAGACATCTTGCATATGTAAGGAGTAGAAAGTTATGGCTGAAGATTTAGACTTTAAAGTAGGCGAGGAAGACGAAAGTCCGGCTACTGTCGAGCTTGATGAAGACGGTGGTTCGGAACTCGTTGAGAATGAAGCGTCGGCAGCGCCTATTGTAGAGACGGAAACGACTCAAACACAGGGCGAAGAGCTTGACGTATACAGCGACAAGGTAAAGAAACGTATTGACAAGCTTACAGCGCGTCTACGTGAGACAGAACGTCGCGAGCAAGCCGCTTTGGAATACGCTAAAAGCGTACAGCAAAAAGCACAAGCTTACGAACAACAAGCGTATCAATCTGACAATGCCCGCTTAGGCGAAGCAAAGAGCCGTATTGAAACGCAATCTGTAGCGTTAAAACAAATCATCCGCAAGGCACGTGAAGAAGGCGACTACGATACTGAGATAGAAGCCCAAGAGCGTTTGACTGAGATTCAGATGGAGCAACGCAGTCTTTCTGAACTAGCGTCTCGTCGTCAAGCTGCACAAGAGCAAGCCCAACAGCCTGCTCAGCAACAAGTGCAACAACCTGTTCAGCAACAGCGTCCTACCTATGACCCTAAAGCAGAAGCGTGGGCCGAGGAAAACGAATGGTATGGCAAGAACGTGGCAATGACACATGCAGCTCAAGGCATTCATAAGCAATTAGTTTTAGCAGAAAGATTTGACCCAAACTCAGATGAGTATTATGATGAGCTTAATAATAGATTGCGCGAGGCTTTTCCTACGCAATTTAATGTAAAAACCAGGACCAACCGACCCGTGCAAACGGTTGCGCCTGCATCCAGGTCTTCTGGAGTAAACAATGCACGCCGCACTGTTCGGTTATCACCGAGTCAAGTTGCGATCGCTAAAAAATTGGGTGTTCCGTTAGAAGAATACGCCAAATACGTTAAGGAGTAATAAAATGAGTCAAGATACCAATGTGCCAAAACTTAATCGCAGTGCCCGTGAGACCGATTCTCGCGAAACTACTGCGCGTCGCAAATCTTGGGCCCCTCCTTCACGATTGGATGCGCCTCCTGCGCCTCCTGGATACAAGCACCGTTGGATACGTGCAGAGTCTGGTGGACAAGAAGATCGTATTAACGTCACGGGTAAATTACGTGAAGGTTATGAATTAGTACGTTCTGATGAGTACCCAGAGTTCAGCAGTCCTTCAGTAGACGATGGCCGACATGCTGGTGTTATCAGCGTGGGAGGTCTTATGCTTGCACGAATCCCAGAGGAGACAGCAGCAGAACGCCGTGCGTATTATGAATCACGCACCCATGATCAATTATTGGCTGTCGATAACGATTTAAGCAAATCAAATGGACATTCGTCTATGCGAATTCAAAATCCTACTCGTCAGACCCGTGTATCGTTCGGCGGACCTAAATCCTCCGAATAACTTAATTTAAGGAAATGACAAAATGGCAAATATAGATAAAGCCTTTGGTCTTCGTGCATTAGGAAACCTTTCAGCTACTGGTGCGCAAGCTCAGTACGGTTTCACAATCGCGGACAACCAAGCAGGCGCAATTTTCCAAGGTGACTTGGTAACAGTTTATGATGGTTATTTAGTGGCATTTGCACCAGCAACACACACTGCAGCAGTAGGCGTGTTCAACGGTTGTAACTACATTGACCCCACCACTGGTAAACCTACATGGAAGAACTACTACCCAGGTAGCGTTAACATCACTCAAGGCACTATCCAAGCTGATGTTATCGATGATCCAGCACAACTATTCATCATTCAATGCGATGAAGGCTTAACACAAGCTCAAATCGGTTTCAATGCTGACGTGGTTGCAGGTACAGGCAACACAACTACAGGTCAATCTGCAATGGAGTTAGATTCTTCTACTATCGCCAAATCAGCAGCTTTGAACTTGAAAATCGTTGGTTTATACAACGTTCCAGGCAACGAATTCGGCACTAACGCCGTTGCGGTTGTAAAAATCAATGAACATCTATTCGGCAGCGCTGGCGTTGCTGGTCAAGGAGCTTAATCATGGCAATTTCACGTTCCCAACTAGTAAAAGAACTTGAGCCGGGCTTGAACGCATTGTTCGGCATGGAATACAAGGGTTACGAAAAAGAGCACGAGCAAATCTACGACATCGAAACTTCTGACCGTGCGTTTGAAGAAGAAGTAATGTTGTCTGGCTTCGGTGAAGCTCCTGTTAAAACTGAGGGTGCTGGCGTTTCATACGACAATGCTCAAGAAGTTTACACAGCTCGCTACACACACGAAACCATTGCTTTGGCTTATTCATTAACTGAAGAAGCTGTTGAAGATAACTTGTATGCATCACTTGCTGCTCGTTACACCAAAGCATTAGCTCGTTCAATGGCAACAACAAAACAAATCAAAGCAGCAGCAGTATTAAACGGTGCGTTTACTACAGCAGTTGGCGGCGACGGCAAACCTTTGTGTGCAACTGACCATCCAACATTGTCTGGTCCAGATCTACGCAACGAATTGTCAACTCCAGCTGACTTAAGCGAAACTTCACTTGAGCAAGCTTTGATTGACATCGCAGCATTCACTGATGAGCGTGGTTTGAAAATCGCGGTTCGTGGTTTAAAATTGATTGTTCCTAAAGAACTACAATTTACCTCAGATCGTATCTTGAAATCTACTCTACGTGTTGGTACTGCTGATAACGATATCAACGCTATCAAAAACATGGGTATGGTTCCACAAGGCTACACAGTCAACCATTACCTAACAGACCCAGACGCTTGGTTCATCAAAACTGATGCTCCAAACGGCATGAAAATGTTTGAACGTGTTGCGTTCAAAACTGGTTTTGAAGGTGATTTTGATACAGGTAACGTACGTTACAAAGCACGTGAGCGTTATAGCTTCGGTTACAGCGATCCACGCGGTATCTTTGGTTCACCAGGTACACCTTAATTCAACGGTAATACGTAGAATGGAAAGCCACCTTCGGGTGGCTTTTTTATTGCAAAAGACCTTTTATTTTTCTGTAAATGGTGTATATTGTGAGTATTCCGGGATTTATCCGGCTTATTAGACTGTCCCGGCAGACGCATACAAGACTAATAAGCTTATCTTTGTATGGAGAATATCAAATGGCATCAACCACCTTTTCGGGTCCAGTCACATCCACAAACGGCTTTATTGGCGAAACTACAGGTAACGTAGTAGGCGACGTAACAGGCGTTGTAACAGGCAGCTTAGTAGGCTTTGCAACACTTCCTACTTATACCGTAACATCTGCAAATGCTTTAACACCAAAAACAGCAGGTAAAATCATCTATGTATCTAACGGCTTAGCAGGTAGTCCTTGTATCGCCGTAGGTAACGGTACAATCTGGGTTTCACCAGCTGGTACAGCTATCGCCGCGGCTTAATTTTAACTTCTAACTTTAAAGGAGTTAAATAATGTCTACTCTCTCTTCGATTACTCGTGTAGGTACATACGAACCGTTTGAGTTACAGGTGTCTAGAGGCCAGATCATGGGCCACACTAGTATCACTGTATTTGGATACAACCCCGATGTAGATACGACGGAAGAGACAATATGGCCAGATGGTGGCACTATTGTTCATCCTACTACTGCTTCTGTTTTAAAAGTAAGCTCTACAAGTGCAAATGACACTTCTGCAGGCACTGGTGCTCGTACAGTCTTTATTGAAGGCTTAGATGGAAGCTATAATGTAATTAGTGAAACTGTAATATTAACGGGTCAAACAGCTGTTAATACCACAAATTCATACATGTATGTTAACCAACTATACGTTGTAACAGTTGGTTCTGGAGGAGAAAACGCAGGTGTAATTAATGTAGGAACAGGCGTAGTTACAGCAGGGGTTCCAGCAGTTTTATATGATCTAATTGCGGCAGGCTATAACACCCGTACCACCGCGCATTATTGTGTTCCAGCTGGATACACTGCTTATTTAGTACAAGGGGCCATAACGGCAGGACAGGCGTCAGGCTCTACTTCAGTTACAGCATTTTTAAAGCAACACGGTCCAGACGGTATTCTACGGGTTGCAGCGGTTTCTACATTAAATAATGGGTCTGTTAGCTATGCTTTTACTTACCCAATTACAGTAGCGGAAAAAAATTGCATTGGAGCATCGGCATCAGGTTCTGCTGCTAATAACTCTGCCAGTGCGTTTTTTAATATCGTACTAATTAAGAACGATGGAAGCGCTGCATAATGGAAATGATGGTATGGAACATCGTGCTGTCTTTTATGGTAGCTATCATGGGTTTTCTGCTTAAAGCTAAGTTTGAAGATCTGGATAGGCTTAGTATCTTACTTAACCGTACCAGAGAGGAGATAGCGCGTGATCATATCACTCGTGCAGAAGTTAGGGCAGATATTGAAAAAATCATGGAACGTTTTGATGACGGCTTTAGGCGTCTTGAAGAAAAAATTGACAAACTTGCTGAAAAGTAATAACTAAGGAGAAATATTATGGCTGGAAGAGGAATGGGTGCAGCAACTGCTGGTGGTGGTTGTGTTGAAAAAGGTCCTAAAAACAAAATGGTAAAGGGCACTAGCAAGACAACAGGTCCAGTGTTCTTGGCTGAAGGCGGTGACGTAAGTCCTCGCAAACGCATGGCAATGGGCATGGAATGTGGCGGTAAAGTTAAGAAAATGAAAAAAGGTGGCATGTGCTAGATGGCTACTTCAGGTACCACGGTATTTGATTTACAGATCGACGAGCTTATAGAAGAGGCTTTTGAGCGCTGTGGCATGGAAATGACCAGCGGTAATCAGCTTAAATCTGCTCGTCGCTCTCTCAATCTAATGTTTTTAGAGTGGGCAAATCGTGGCCTGAACCTTTGGACTATTGAACTTGCGACAGCTAATCTGACGGTAGGTCAAACAGAGGTAACATTGGATACGGATACTGTAAACGTGCTTTCTGCCGTTATCAGAGACTTATCTCAAAGTCCTCCTGTAGACATCGTAATAGACAGGATTAGTCGTGCTGAGTACTTGCACATACCTGATAAAACAACGCAGGCACGCCCTGCACAGCTTTATGTAGAACGAACAAATATACCAAAAGTATTTTTGTATCCAGCGCCTAATGCCACTAATCTGTATCAACTTAGATACTATCGCATTAAACGCATGGATGATGCAGGCAATTACTCTAACACAGCAGATGTCAACTTCCGTTTCTTGCCTTGCTTATCGGCAGGTCTAGCGTACTACTTGTCTTTAAAGTATACGCCGGAAAGAACACAGGCTTTAAAAAGCATCTACGAGGAAGAATTTGCACGTGCAGCAGCCGAGGATAGGGACACAGCAAGCGTTTACTTCGTACCGGCCGTAATGGGATATTAATGTGGCATATGCTTCAGGCAAGTTCTCGTATGGATTATGTGATTACTGCGGACAGCGGTACCCATACAACGTATTAAGGAAAAACTGGCGTGGATTTAAGGTCTGCCCAGACGATTATGAGCCTAAAGAACCACAATTAGAGCCATTACAGTTTGTAGCAGATGCGCAAGCGCTTGAGCAACCACGTCCGGATAGGGTTGAGCCTATGCAAGTGTATGTAAACGCTCCAGGCGACACTGCGTTTCAAAGTATTGGTAGCGCAAACAACACAATAGATATGAGGCCGTATCCAGTTGATAAAGACATTGTAGCACTAGGCTCTGTGGGAACTGTTAGGGTACAAATAACATGACATATGATGAATTAATAACTAATATTCGTAACTACACTGAAGTAGACGCAAATGTGTTTACAAACGCAGTGTGTAATACGTTTATTCTTATGGCAGAAAACCGTATTCTTAGGGATATTGATTTAGATGTCTTTAAACTAGAGGTCACGGGTAATATGACCTCAGGCAACAAATTCTTATCTGCTCCTAGCGATATCCTGACACACCGTTATGTCATGATGACTAAGGATAACCAGCAGATATTCTTAGAGTTTAGAGATACTTCTTTCATGAAAGAATACTGGCCAAATGGTGCTACTACAGGCACCCCTCGCTTCTACTCCGTATGGGATCAAAATACGTTCTACATAGCGCCTACTCCAGACCAGAGTTATGTGGTTGAACTGGGCTACATACGCAAGCCAGAGCAATTATCTGCAACTAATCCTGAGACATGGGTCAGTATCAACGCCCCAGAAGCACTACTGTACGCCTGCTTAATACAAGCCTATAGTTACACTAAAGGACCAGGTGAGCTTATGACGTACTTTGAAAACAGCTATAAACAAGCTATTCAAGGTCTTGGTGTTGAGCAGCAAGGTCGTCGTCGTAGAGATGAATGGCGTGATGGTATGTCTAGGTTGGTGGTCAAATCACTGTCTCCAGGCCCATAACTATTTACGGACATTATCTGGTATCATTACATCTAATAAATTAGGAGAAGTAAAATGGCAATTTCACAAGCAATGTGCACGAGCTTTAAAGTTCAGTTATTGAGCGGCTCGCAAAACTTTAACACAGGCACAACAAAGGTATACAAGATTGCGTTGTATACATCAGCAGCGACACTAGGTGCAGCTACAACTACGTACTCAGGCACTACAAACGAAGTGGCTTCTGGCGGCGGCTATACTACAGGTGGTAATACACTTACAGTGTCTCAAGTGCCAACATCATCAGGTACTACAGCGTTTATTGACTTCGCGGATACTACTTGGTCAGCAGCAACAATTACTGCTCGTGGCGCGTTGATCTATAATAGCACTGATGATACGGCTGTCGCGGCATTAGATTTCGGTTCTGACAAAACATCAACTGCTGGTGACTTTACAATCATATTCCCAACAGCGGACGCAACAAACGCAATCATCCGTATAGCCTAGAATAGGAGTCTCAAATGGCTCTAGTTCTTAAAGACCGGGTTAAAGAAACCTCAGTATCGACTGGTACTGGGGCAATTGCGCTTGATGGTGCTACAGGTGCTTATCAGACATTTAGTACGATTGGTAACGGCAATACGACCTATTACTGTATTGCAGGTCAAACTACGAATGAATGGGAAGTGGGCATTGGTACATACACCACGGCTACTGATACCTTATCACGTGACACTATCCTTGCCTCGTCTAACAGCAATACAATCGTTACATTCTCTGCCGGTACTAAAGACGTATTCATAACCTACCCGTCTGAGCAAGCGGTTTATCAAGAGGTAGATGGTAGCCTTAAACTTATTGCGGGGGTTATTGAAGTTTCTTTAGATGGAACTCATGGCACAACTTTAGCTAACACCGCATTCCAAGCGTTTGCTA